ATTTCTAAGGAACAAAAGTCATTTGCTACTACTAACTACGGTGAGGGGGTACAAAAAATATGAGTTTAGAAAAAATAAAAGTTGTTAGACCAACAAAAGAAGGGCATTGCCCCAAGCATGGTTATTACCTATCAACAAATTACATTGGTGATTACTGGACAGAATGTCCAGAATGTATGACACTTGTAAAAAAGAAAAAAGAAGATGAAGAAAAATTAAAGTACATAAAACAAGAAGAAGAACGGATACAGCGTAGGTGGATGTCAAAGATAAAAGGTGCAGCTATACCAGAGCGATTTAAAGATCGGACATTAGATAGCTATGTAGCAAAGACAAGTGGTCAAAAAAAGGCATTAGCTTTTGCAAAAGAGTATGCAGAAAACTTTGACCAAGTAATAAAAACAGGACGTTCTGCAATCTTTGTTGGCAAAGTGGGTACAGGAAAAACCCATTTGGCAGCAGGCATTGCGTTGAGCATTATGCAGCAACAACGGTCACCAGTATTTGTCACCGTACAACGTCTTATTCGTAGAGTTAAGGACAGTTGGAAAACAAAAGAAGAAACAGAAAGCGATGTAATAGATGCATTTGTATCACCAGATTTATTAATTCTTGATGAGGTAGGTGTGCAGTTTGGGTCAGAGTTTGAAAAACAACTGTTGTTTGATGTACTAAATGAACGCTATGAAAAACTTAAACCATCAATTTTATTATCAAATATTCCTAGCGAACAATTATCTGACTACCTTGGCGAGCGTGTCATGGATAGACTTCGTGAAAACGGAGGAGCATTAATTGGTTTTAACTGGGATTCTTACAGGAAAAGTTTATGACAATTAAACAAAAAATTGCAGCAGCAAAAGCTCGCATTCGTGAATTAGAATTATTAATTAAATTATGGAGCAAAACAAATGGATGAATCTACTATTTTAAAAATTGCAAGATACAAATGCCAGTTGGCAGAATTAGATAGGCAATGGTGGTTTGAGAATTTAGATAGTAAATTTTATGATATTAATGTCAAACGCATTGAAACAGAATTAGCAAGATTACAAAATGATTGAAGTTGTATTAGGTTGGCCACCAACAGATCTTTCACCTAATGCAAGAAAGCATTGGGCAGTAGTAGCTAAAGCAAAAAAACAATACAGAAAAGATTGCTATAGTGTTTCAAAAGAACAACTAAAAAAATATAAAAAAGTAACAGAAAATATACCAGAAAGATTAGTTTTAGAAATGACATTTATACCACCAGACAGAAGAAGTTATGATCGTGACAATCTTGTAGCAAGAATGAAATCAGGTATTGATGGTTTAGCAGATGCACTTAAAATAAATGATAAGCGGTTTAATACTGTGATTTCAACAATGGATCAAGATTACTTAGGTGGTTTTGTCCGCATACGCATACTACAGGAGATTCCTTATGGCAAAAAAAGTAAAGAACCTATCAGTCAAGACACGAGAATATGTGAAAGACGGAGTTAAAAAAGCAAACTGGCAAAACATAGGAGTCATTATGGAAAATGACGAAGGTAAACAATATATGCTTATTGATAGATGGGTGAATTTAGCAGGGTTACCTGACTTTGGTAACAAACCAAATCCATCAGCAGTAATGGTTACTATGTTTGATGCTGATAATAACTACCAACCGGGAAAACCAAACCCTAATACACCAACGTATAAAGGTAATGATGATTTACAAAGTTTTGAAAAAATACCAAACGATGAAATACCTTTTTAGGTGGGCAATATAAAACCCTAGACTGACACGAACCATTAATCAATCTAGGGTCTTATGGTGATGGGGATAAAACTATTTTTTCTTTGGTGGTCTACCAACTTTAGTTCCATATGTCCCTTTACCTTTTGGGCTCATAGCAATCTCCTTAAATGTCTTTTTAAATATGAAAGAATTTTTTTATTCTGTCAATAGATTTACGTTCTAATCTTTTATTTTTTAATCTTTCTGTTTTTCTTTCTTCTACAATTTCTTTAGCTTCCAACTCTACAACTCTGCCTAACAACCCTGCTAAAAAAACATCTTGTTTCATTTGATGCCTTACAAGATGAGTGCAATATCTTTTTATATTTTCTATATCATCGCTTTTCATTATTTCTCTACACCGCATTTCAACTGACAGTTGCAACTCTACAGGAGCAGGTTCTATTTCTATATTTAAAAAGGTTTCTTTTTCCATTAATTTAATTTAGGAAATAATTGCTGTTCAAGCAGGTCTACAGCACGGTCATCCAATGTGTTTGAGGTTTGCTTTACAAATGCACGACATAAATCTATTACCAACCTTTTACATCCTGTCGTAGAAAGAAAGCGTAATAGTATAGGCTTTAGTATTTTGTACATAGTTTGTTAGTTTTTCCAAACATAGCAAACATTATTTAATTTGTCCTTCCAACCTACTGACAGATTCACTTAGTTTATTAAGTCGATAGTAAATATCACGAATATCTCGTTCTCGTTTGTTAGACATATTAGATATGGTTACCGCTATTGCTGTAACACAAGCACCCACAAGTGCTGCATATATCTCAGGCATTTGCGTTAATAGGTAATTATGTATAGTATGACTAATAAATCGTTGTTATGGCTGACAAATTAGTAGAAAAAAATAAACAACTAGAAGATGATAAACCTGATTATCAGGAAAAAATTACTTTTTTAGTTTCTACTGTTGCCCAAGGTTTTATCTTAACTTGGTGTTTATTAGTTTTATCTCTTGGATATGTAAAGCTTCCTAATAAATTATTTGGTGTAGACATACCAGACCAACCTCGTGTGGATTCGACCTTCGCAGCAGGGCTTCTCGGTAATATTTTAGGTGGACTAGGTATAAGTGTTAATGCAGCACAAGGAGCAAAAAAGAAAAAGAAAGAAAATGAAAACGGTGTGATTGGTGACTCTGGTGGTGGCACTCAAACCATTATAATTCGTCAACCAATTGAGCTTATAACGTCAAAACCAGACGTTCTTAAAGTTGATTCTACTAAACCAAAAACATGAAAAAACTATTAGCACTACTGTTATTGTTTAGCCCTTCAGTTGCACTAGGGGACATTCAGCAAAAATTTGTGACATCAGCCCAAATATCGGTTGATATGCCATTTGTAACTACTCAGAAATTGGGGACTACGTACAGTCTTAGCGGCAACAATATAACTCCAAGCGTTACATCTGGTGGCAGCACTACGTCTGGGGCGATAGGAGGACTTAATGTTGGCTCGCTTACAGATGGTGTGCCAGCTTTAATTCAAACTGATAAAGCTATTACAACAGCAGGTTCAGCTTTTTCATTGACTGAATCAGTAACTATGGGTGACGCAACACCATCAGCAGTTACTCCATCGTCAGGAATAGCAGCACTACCTCATCTTTCGGGACAAACCACAGTGGGAAGCGGAGGAACTCTTGGTAGTGGAGCAATGACAAGTTTATCTAGTGGTGTTCATACTTGTAGCGGTGCATTCGGATCAGGTTCTAGCTGCATTGGATCTACTACTGTACAAATAACAATTGATTAAATTTTGGCTGCTATTAATAATATTATTTCCTGTCAAAATTCTTGCAAACCCAGTTGTGCCAACGTTTCGTACAGGAAGTTCAAGCACAAATTCCCAGAGCCAATCTGTGGTGACAGAAAATATAGTAAGCCACCAGTTCCGTACAGGCTACACTCTGAGTGTATCAGGGTCAAACATAGAGAGTGCAGATGTTAATGGTTATATTAATTCAATACCTACGGCACAAGCTACGCAAACAGTTAATGGGGTTAACTTTTCATACACAAGTCCTACGTTGGAAGGTGTACCTAGATGGAAAATAGTAAACGAGTCTCAGCCATTCAGTTTGGTAGAGTCAGTAATTTCTCCCGGCCTAGACACAATAACTACAATAAACCGCACCATAAATACAACCACTACCACCACCGTAGAAACTACGTTTGGGCAATAATATTATTTAGTTTATGGCCTACTAAACTTTTAGCTAATACCACAATTTCATCGCCATCCAGCCAAGCACAGGGGGTTATCAATAACAATGCTACCCAAATCCTTCCAAATTCTAGCCCCCAGTTTAGGATGTCACAGGGGATTGTATGCAGTTCGCCTAGTCTTACCATTACACCTTATGTAGTGGATTCATGGAGCTTTAACAGGCCAATAGAGCAATATACATATCAAGACGTATACAACGAGGATACAGGGGCAGTAAAGTACACTACAAAAACACCAAGGTTTGAGAAGGATAACTACAGTTTAAACTACGGTATATCAGCACAATTTAGTATTCCGTTAGGTAAAGCACCTGCACTATGTCACCAAGCTACAAAAGTAAATATAAAAAATCAAAAATTATTATATGAAAAAGGAAAATTAGAATTGGCCTTGTTTAGGTTAAAAGTATGTGGTGAACAAGCTAAGTTGGGAGTACAATTTACAGGCAAGTATGCATCTATATGCGAGGGAATTAGTGTTACTGTCCCTCCCGGTCAGGTGATCCCTCACTCTCATTCTTTGAAGCCTTAGATTTACTTAGACGTTTTATTAAATTTTTAACAATAGGTTTTACTAAATTTAAAATAATAGGAGTAGTCGCAGCCACACTAGCGATAACAGCAGTAGAGACAATAGTGCTAGGTTGTGGGATGTATTGGTCGATGAAAGGTACTTTTTCCCAAACCGCATTGCACGAAGAGTCTATTCCACGTTCCCATTTTAACAGCCTCTCAAGCCTAAGTTCATTTTTAAAATCGCCCTGCCTAAATGGTGCATTTTTAGGAGGACATGGTTTATATTCTTCTTCTTCTTTTTTTTCTTCTTTTGGTATTTCAGTTTTAGGTGGTTCACTAATTGGCATCTCACTATCGTTAGCAAGATTAGGCATTTCTTCTGTGATTGTTAATTGATCTGGTACATAGTTTAATGGGTTAAAACTAGGGTACGGACAATTACTAATTACACCATTAGGATCTTCTATTATTAAATTTCTATTGCCTGTATTTTTTGTATCTCTGTGGTAGTAAGTGCAACCTATTACTTGTACATTTGAATGACTATAATCAGGCACATAGGTATATGGGATATGAACATCAGGTATATGTATCTCAGGTATTTCCAATTAAAATTTTAATTCTTTTTGTGTTGGTGGTGTAGGAATAGATGGCCCTGTCATGTCAGGCAATCCTTTATCCAATACATTAGGTAATAGCCCCTTTACCTCGCCAAGTATAGAATTCATAATTTTAGCTTTAAATTGTTCGCTGCTTACATATTTGTATGTAAAAAAACCACCGCCTAATATTCCCAAAGTAAGAATTGTAGATACGATAGTTAAAGCATCAAGAATTTTTCTCATGGTCAAATTGTTAATAGTAAAAACACTTGCATTTTCTAGTGTTCTTTGTCTGTTCTTAATTCTAACCCTGAGTCCTCTTTATGTCATTACTGGTTTAATGACTAAACAATTTCACGAAAAAGTAAAATAAATTTATCTACCAGCTACAGTACCACTGTTATTAAATGTAATTGAAGCAAGATTATATATGTAATAACCAGCAAGTCCTCCAGCAGCACCAGCACCACCAGCACCACCAGCAGCACCACCAGATCCAGCAGAAGGTGTAGTATCATTATTAGAACTTCCCATTATTGTAAGGTTATATCCAGCATATCCAGTGTTACCTTGTGCACCAGCATTTCCGTTTGAACCGCCAGATCCTGCTGCACCAGAGTTACCAAATGCACCACCAGCACCGCCACTACCGCCAGCACCACCAGTGCCTCCAGTGCCTCCAGTACCTCCTCTTCCATAAGTAACATGGCTAGCCCAACCTTGCTGATTAGCTCCTGCAGCACCACCAGCACCGCCATTTCCACCAGCTCCCGCAGAACCAGCAGTAGCAGATTGGTTATAACCTTGACCTACTCCTCCAGTTCCTCCAGCACCGCCAGAGCCACCAGCACCTCCAGCTCCTCCAGCTCCTCCAGCTCTAATTTGACCAATAAAATCACTAGTTCCTCCAGTTCCACCTTGGCCACCTTGGCCACCGTTGCCGCCAACACCACCTTGGCCGCCGCCACCGCCGCCGCCATAGATATAACCGCCAGAATTTAGATTAATAGTAACCCCGCTTGTAGACAGTAGATGGATTGCATCACCACCAGTACCGCCGTTAGATGCACCTCCATAACCATAAACATTACCAGTAATATCTATTATTAAAGTGCCACCCATACCAGTTGGGGCTAGAATTGCGTGTGTATTAGTACCGCCAACAGTGACTCCGCTTGGAACAATAAGTCGTTTGGGTACAGCACTAGCCCAATTGCTACCAAAAATAGTTTGTAAATTTAAATTAGTATCATTATTACTAGTAGTATGTTGAATTTCGTTTACAGCACTATAAAAATTTGAAAGTGATATTGTACTAGAAGTTGGTACATTGGTATTATTTGCTGGTACACTGCCACCGTTTCTATAGTATTCCGATAAAGAGTGAGGGGCTGTACCTCCAAACTCATTAACAATATCTTGTATTGTTATTAGACCTGATGATTGAATAGCCATAAGTTTTATTTCTTAATAACAAGATATGTTTGTTGAATAACATCTCCGTCTTTTTTAGCAAGATCTTCAATTTTTATTTCTTCGTAAGTTGCTTTATATTCATCTAATTCTGCTTTTAATTCATTTACAGCATTTATTAAAACACCAACTATTTTTCCATAATCAACAGACTTTACATCTTTACCATCTAGTTGTGTAGTAGTAACAATCTCTGGAATGTGTTGTTCTATTTCTTGTGCGATAACACCAATACTCGGTTTATCATCTTTAATCCACTTATAAGAAACACCTCTTAA